TGATGCGGTGTACCGTATGCTGCTCCTGATTCTGCCGGATCATTACCCTCTTCTGCAATTTGGTTTATTCTAAACTGACGTTTTTTATCTTCTACTATTAAATCACGGTACTCATCAAACTCTTCTTCAGAGAAGTGGAATAATTTATCGTATATCCAGTCTGTAGGTAAGAAATTCGCTTCCATCATCTGTGCAGCTAAGTCCATTTTCTCTTTCATAAGAGCAATTCTCTCTTGTTCGTAGATAATTGAAGGAGTAGTAAGTACTAAATCGAAATTAGTTAAAGATTCATCGTCATATCCATGTGCATATAGGTGAACTAAAGCTATTTTAGTCAATTCACTAAGAACAATACGCTGTATTCTCTCAATAGTACGTGCAAATCTAATATCTTCAGCTGCAAGTGTTGCTTTACCTGTCAAATCCTTTTCATATCCTAAGAAAGCCTTAGGGATTTTCAATGCAGCAAATAGTTTGTTAAGAAGGTAGTTAACGTCTTCAATACCGTTGTATTCCAAAGGCGGAGCGTTTTCTATCCTAGTAGATTGGTCATTACCTCTTACTGGAATGAAGAAATCTTCAAGCATATTCTGAACGTTATAGTTCAAGTTATATTGACCTGTTTTTGGATCAGTAAGAGGGGTTTTCTTCATCTTAGAGATCATTCTTTGCATGTAATTCTCTACTTCGTTAGGAGGAATTGCACCAACGTTAACATAAAAGATTCTTCTTTGAGGTGCACGTGTCAATCTATGTACCATCATCGCATCTTCCATCAATACGTACTGCTTGTATAATTTACGTCCTGGTTCTAAGTAAGAACGGCCATAAGGTAGGTAATTAATATCACCAATAAGTCTTAAGTGCGCCATTTCGTAGTTATAGAATGTAATACCTAGGTCTGTATTCTGATACGAGGTAGAATATCCTGCTGTAGCACCTAACGCCGCTGTAGGATCGTACTTAAAGATAACTTCTGATGGATTGGTCGGGTTAGTGCCTTCAAGTCTTACAATGTTGTAAGCCGAAAATGGAATTACATTATAAACACCGTATTTTTCCGCTACTTCTAACTTAAGGAAAAAATCACCATACTTACACATGTTTCGAATCCAGAACCAGAGATTGAACTCAATGTTGAGCACGTCGTAAAAAAGGCTGTAAAGTATCTTTTGAATATTTTCATCTGCTGATCTAATTTGTATAACATCTCCTTGTGCGTTTTTAAGTGTACATTCATCTGCAATAATATCTAATGCTGAAGCTACGATTGGATCTGTGTCCATGGCTTCATAATCGGCATAAATCTGAACACGAGCTGATTGGTAGTTCTGTGCTAAATTTAAATTAACTCCATAAGACGTAGAAGTCGTATAAATACGATTAAAACGATCAACAAGTGCATTGGTTTGTAATACGCCATCTACTTGAATATTGTCTACATCTACTGTTCTTAACTCTCCACCGTCGTTTCTAATGATAACATCAGTAGAGAACAACCTTTTGAGGGTTGAAAATAAATTCCTTTGCGGTTGTTGTTTCTGTTCTTCTGCCATATCTAATAAATATCTTTGTTATAATAGCCAAGTAATATCATCGTAGCTATTCCCTGCAGGCATTTGCCATGGATTATCTTGACTATAGTGATTTGCGGGGGTATAGACTTGAAATTCACTATCTCCTCCTGTTTTACTGTATCCATTCAAACTAGCATAAGTTAAATCTAAAGCTGTTTGTCTAAATCTAATAGCTGTATCGCGTAAAAACAACCCGATAAAGAAAGCCATTGTTAAATCGTCATTATACCCTTGTAAGGCTTGTGCTCTTGCATCAGCATTCTCTCTACCTTTCCATATAAACACTCTTAATTCATCTAAAAGCCTCTGTGATCTTATGACTACAGTCTTTTCTTCGATGAAAGACCTTGCTTTGTTAATTAATAAAGGTCTAGTTCTAGAGTTTGTACCAAATCCAGGTACCATTCCGTCTCCTTTATCGTATTTTGCAACATAGAGATCGATTTGAGTACCCACAAGTTCTGATTTAGGCGAGTAGTATAGGTTTTAATAACCCATCTCTTGTATGGTAGTTACTACGTCCCATCCAATACTTGCATTCTCTACTACAAGTAACGCATTATTCCATTCAATAGCTTTAGAGACTAGCTTGCGTGCAAAGTCTTTTGTAGATAGTTGATCTTTAAATTCAGCAACCTGTATGAGAGTTTCTACCTCTATTACATGAAAGACAGAAAAGTCTTGTCCGTCACCTCTCGCTACGTCGGCAACAACCATGTAAGTCTTCATACTATCTGGATAGTCCCATACCCAGTACGCTTGACCAATGTCTGATCTTTCTTTTGGCTCTCTTACTGTATTAAGTTGATACCAGTTTAAAGTATCTGGTTCAATAACCGTATTACCTGAAGTACTAAAGTCGCAATCACACTCCTGTGCTGCTGCTCTCGTACCTAAGTCTTTAGTTTGTTGGTCTCGCCAGTCTTGAGTTCGTTCTGGATGAACAGTCCATGGTAAGCTAATCGGCAGAAAGTTATTTTCATCATTTTGTGCTCTAACAAACTCTCTATGAAACCAATTACCAACACCGTTAGGTGTAGATAGGGCGATACAGCGACCTCCGGTTGCTAAAGTCTGTTGAGCAGCAGTAAAAATGTCTTCAATTCTGTCAATAAACGCAGCCTCATCTATTACAAGGAGCGATACCGCCTCTGAACGTGCAGAGTCTGTAGCTGCTGATACGGCTTTAATTTGAGAACCGTTTTTAAGTCTTAGTGAAAGTCTATTATGTTCAAGTACTGGAAGTTGCATCCATTGAGGAAGGTTATCGTAGGCAAACCTTACCTTAGTAACCATATTCTTAGCAGTAGCTTGGGTAGTTGCAAGTACAAGAATGTTTTTATCTTGTTCAAATAACATCATCCACAGTGAGAAAGCAGAAGTTAAAGTAGAAATACCTAACTGTCTTGATTTATTAATTATCGAATAATCATTTCTTTGTAGTAATCGTAAGACTTTCTCCTGAAAAGGATATAAGTTAAAGGTCATTCTACCCCTAGTAGGGTGCTGAATGGTATAATACTTCTTCATGAAGTACACAGGGTCTCGCTTACATTTTATAAGCTCTTGCTTTATAGCATCACTTATATTAACTTTAGACATTGTTTGTTGTTTATAACCAACTAGATTGCCTCTTCTTCGCTATCGTCATCCATTGTGACATTCATAGCTTGATCTAAATCAGCTCTTAGTTTTTTAATTTGATTAGGTATGTGCCCGATTTCTTTTTTATATTGCTCGATACCAATAACATTACCTTTTAATTGCATAAGTAACCTATCTTTTTGAGCTTCTAGATCTTGTAATTGAGCTTGTTTTTTATGTATACCTGTTAAAGAAGCATCACCTTGTTTAACATCTTTTGCAGTTGGCTCTTCTTCGTAGTTTCCATCGTATGAACTTGCGGTAGACCAATCTTCTTGGTCCTTCTCTTCACTTCCGTCGTCAAACATTTCCTCATCGTCTCCAACTGGCATAGTTAAGCCTGTATTATCGTCTTCTCTCATTTGAGATTGACCTGTTAACTTGTTCTCAGATAAGAACTTTTGAATATTAAATACCATATCGCTATTTTTTAATAAATAGTTTAATACTCAGGACCAAAAGCCATTGCCTCTGCAATAGGTATAGCTTTTTGCTGATTTACTAAAGACTTCCACTCGTTTTTTGAGTATTTAATACCAAATAGGTAATATTCTGATGTTTTATTTTCAGATTCTGAGTAGATCATAGCAGGACCTGTCGTAGAATGCATTTTGTTGGTCTGTCCTGTTGTCTCTAAGTAAGAAAGTTCTTTGCCGCAAACAGTCTTAATGGTTTTAATAGTAGTGTGTGTTCTCATATTGTTCTATTTCTTAGAATATACGTAAAATATTTCAAACTTCCAAAAAGAAACCCAGCTTTTTTAAGGCCGGGTCGGTCAAAGGATACTATCCTAAGAGGGGTTATTTTAAGATTCAGTTTCGTTTTCTTCAGCTTCTGCTGGCGGCGTTTCTTCGGGAGCTGATTCGGGTGTACCTTCCCCAGCTACTTTTTCTTCGCCTTCAGCGCCTTTCGTTTCGATTGGATTTCCTAACTGAAGAAGTCTAGCTACTGAGTTTGTAGCTCTTTCTCTTTCGCCTACTGTTTGTAAGTAAAATTTCTTTCCTGCTACTGTTGCTTCATAAGCTTTACCTAAAAACGTTAGCATAAAGTATTGGCCGTTATGTAGTACGATTTTAAAAGTAGTTGGCTTAGGTGCAGTTATATAAATACCTGTAATATAGTCTTTAAATGCAGGAGTCATTAACATCTCTAATGTCTTTTTTAAAGTTGGATACTTCTGCAGTAAAAAATTAATAGGATCGTCTTCAAAAGATTGAACGTTTGGTTCCATTCTTTCAACCTCTTTAAGGATTAATTTTCTTATAATATCTTTGTTTGTCATGTTATGCCAATAATGTATGGAATTCTTTAAAATGCTTGATACGGTCTTCAAGGCCAATTGTACCTCCGTTAACTCTCTTAGTTACTTTTGTTACAACTGTATCAGTAGCACCTTCATCAGCAATTTTATGTAAACCATTTTTGTGAAAAAACCATGCAGCAGATGCTAAAGGATACTTTGTAGCTACTAAATCTGGATTAGCTACGCAGTCTTCGTTAATAGCAGTACTAAATGCTTTATAATTATCGTGTCCTGTTAATTGAATAAATCCTCTTCCGTGAAACTTCCAACCATCTCCTGACGCCGTATCACCGTTTCCCATTCTATTTGCATAGATAATGTTAGCAATTTTTTCAGGCTTGCGCTCATGTAATGCAGCTGTATCAGCCTTAAAGTACTTAGGAAATATACCTAACAATCCTTTTGCTCCATAGTTTAAGTTCTCTTGAACTAACTTAAAACCGCCACTTTCATGACCGCATTGAGCTAGAAAATGAGCTAAACGAATTGGTGTGTTAATTTCAAATTTATCTTGGATACTAGGAATCTGTGCAATTACTGTATCAGGAACGTGTCCTTTTAATTTGTCTAAATTCATTATTTTCTTTTTACATTTTTCCACATTGCAGCGGCTGCGATTTTTTGACCCTTTTCACCTCCACCTGCTGCTTGTACAATTTTTTCAAATCCCTTACCTTTTTTACCAATATCCTTACCGGCGTGAGCTTTTTTAGCTACGTTAGATTTTTCTTTTTTACTTAGACCGGCAGATGGTTTTGCTTCCATCATATTAAAGCCTGGACCGGGTTCTTGAGGCATCTCTTCAGATTGACCTGCCATATACTCAGCAACTGAATGTAGATAATCAGAAGCAAGTGTAATATAAGAAGAAACCCAGCCTGGTAGGTTATCATTCTCGCCCATCATATTTTGAATCTTAGATGCATTTGAAATAGCGTCTTTTAATTCACTGTGAGCCATTGAACCTTCATGGTCTTGTCCATGATTCCAATCACGCTCACAATTCTCACATTCACTAAAAAATTCTTTTAACTTTATCATTTTATTACTTTAACAGTGGTAATTCAAATATCTCTGTAATGCTTTCGCATAGTGTGTTCCTTTGTCTGTTAGTTTGGCTTTAGCTGCTTTTACTCTTGTGCATGAAAGCTTACCTAATCTATTTTTTAAAATACCAGGTTTAACAGGATCGTCAATTCCTTCTTCTATACCTCCTAGTACTACTATGCACTCAGCTTCATATGT